TCTCAAACACTTTTCTATTGAGGAAGAGGGTCAATGGTCCCCAAAGAACTTGTCTAATGGCTCACTGGCGTTAGAACAATACTGTGAGCACTACAACGGTTCTGAGAACTTCGAAGTTCTTTATACAGAGGTCGCTGGGTCAGTCCCAATAAGTGAGTATGAATTCCTCCATTTTAAGATGGACACAATCTGTCGTGGCGCCGAAGGAATCTTCTCCATAGACCACAAAACATCTAGCCGTGACAGTACTCAATGGAGACGTCAGTTTGACCTCTCCCTTCAGATGTCCGCTTACACTCATGCACTTAAGTGCATCTTTCCAAATGAGCCAGTCTTTGGGATGAAAGTAAATGGGATTTTGCTTAGAAAGACTGGAAATGGCTTTATCAGACTTCCAATCCAAAAGAACGATGAGCACCTACTGAGCTGGTTGTTCGATATCCAATATATTTTGAAAGAACTAGATTGGAACTTCGACCAGCTTATGGAATGTAAAGAAGGTGACCAAATCCTAGAGAGTTTTCCACGAAGAACTGACTCATGTACTCAATATGGTGTATGTCCATACCTTGATTTGTGCGCCGCTTGGGTTAATCCTCTCAGAAGTGCAGATTCCCCACCTTTGGGGATGACCACTAATTTCTGGAATCCCCGCTCACATGATAAAGAGGCAAAATACTTGTTGAAAGACGGAGCTATGCTTCTCAACAAAGAGAGAGTGGAGCCAGAGGTTGTTGAGAGGAAAGAGTTGAGTAGTGCCGACTTCCCATTTCCAACGTAAAAACTTGTTAGGAGCTAAAAAATGGCCTTTGATGTCAAGACTAAGTTTGCCGAGATAAAGAAACGAATGGAGGAAAGTTCCACCATTAACTTCTTTCATGGCTGTGTTATTGGTGAAAAAGGTGTTGGAAAGACCTCTTTAGCTAAGACCTGTCCAGCACCAGTGCTCATCCACAGCTTTGATAGTGGTGGAACTGTTACACTACGAAAGGAGATTAAAGAGGGAAAAATCTTTGTCGATACCCGATTTGAGGAAGATGACCGAGTTCATCCCACCGCCTACAGCTTATGGGAGAAAGAATATCATGAACTCGGAAATAATGGCTTCTTCAATTCACTTGGAACGTACATCTTGGATAGTACTACAACCTTCTGCGATGCACTAATCCGTCAGATTATGCACAAAGAAGGTAGAAGCCCCTCCAATATGAGCTCTAAATCAGGTGAAGGGCAAGGAATGCGGATTCAGGATTGGATGACCTTGTACCATCAGATGACCAATGTTGTAATCTCACTCAGTGCTCTCCCATGTCACACTCTTATATTGGGACACCTTGAAAGGGACAAAGATGAGGCTCTCGGCAACATTATAAAAAAGCTGATGTTGCCAGGTCAATCAGGTGAGAGATTACCAGTCCACTTTCAGGAGTACTACACTCTTATTAATAAAGAGAGTAGTAGTGGCTCAGAAAGAGTGTTTATAACCGAGAACTTCTCCGAATACAGAGCTGCTACCCGTATTGGATCTGGTATTTTCTCACGTGAAGAGAAACCAGACATCAGGTATCTCATAAAAAAGGCGGGGCTCAATGCAGATGATAAAGTGTGAGACAACTGGTTCAAATAATGAACCGAAACTGAGCATAGCTCAAAGACTAAAAGGGAACTGATTATGGAAGACTTTCTCAATGTGAACCTCGATGACATTCCGGAGCAAATCGCACTGGAGAACGCGACGGAAGCGAAGATTGAAGTACTCTCCGCTGTCCCCAATGAAGAACGGCGTTATGTCCTCCTCACTTGCAAAGTCATACAGCTTGCCAGTGGTGAGAACTTTGACAATGTGAAAAACTTCACTACGTTCCTCAATTATCCTCGGCCAGAAGATGAAGAGTTGAAGAAGAACAACAAACTTCGTCGCCTTAAAACAGCTCATGAAGCACTCGGGATCAGCGGTGCAATCTCCGACGCTGAGGATTACCAAGGTAAGACGGCGTGGGTCATTCTTAGCCAATCCGAAGATGATGTCTACGGAACGCAGAATGATGTGAAGCGCTGGGTCAAGTCAAAGTAACCTTTTTCCAGTACTAACCTGCTATGTTAGCACTGGGTGTTGTCTGTGGCCACTGTTACCTACACCACCACAGATGACGGTGGCTGCTATAGTTAAATAATCCCAAGTTGTAAGGCTATAGCAGCCATCTTTTAGCAAATAGCAAAAGAGGATTGAGAAGATGAAAATAATTGACCCGCGCCAAGAATGGCGTACGCCGCCGGAGTTCTGGGCTGTGCTCAACGACGAATTTCGCTTCGACATTGACGTGGCTGCGTCTGTCGCCCAGGGTGCAGTTTGTGCCAGCACCTAGCGTAGCGCGGTCCAGTAACAGCCGCGAGAACGCGCTGATAGTATTCGATTCAGCGTTCCCGACCAAGGAATATGGTGCGACGATCAAGCAATGGAGGTGGAAGAAATGAGCGACTACAACTATGATTCCGTCAAGCAATGGGATGCGACAAATCAATGGTGTAAAAAGGTAACACAGATAAAAAAGGGCAGGTACGAGTTATGGTGAAAATGTCAGTCACAATCCCGACGCTGGCTGAACGGCAGAAATCCAGTGGATACGAGGCCCCTGTGTACATACTACAATTGGGCGTTGGCTATGGCTGGGAGACAGGCATAGTGTTTTTGAGCTACGAAGAAGCGTTGGCCTACGCGCAGATGTTCCCCGACTTGTACCGAATACCGATGCTCCGCGAGTGGCGCATAGTCGCAACACGGGCCGCCGGAGAGTTGGCAAACAGGCTGGAGTGAGATCCATGAACTCTCTGGGTTTGGCGAAAGTTCTGACAGTTGAAAGTTCTGACAGTTGAAAGTTTTTGTGCGGCGCGGAACGCTGTAGCGTTAGTTGATAAATGAACGGCGCACAGCGGATTGCCCGCGCCGCACAAGCTTTTACCAGCCCTAGCCCATTATGCCGGGGCTGGATGTTGCTCCAGTGGTTGTATTAGACAAATAACCGCGAATAACTGGGGCAACAACCCCGCAGCTGTAGCGTTAAGTACAAAACTGCGCTGCGGTTGCGGGGGTTATTGAGACATAAAGGATTGCAAAGAGCCATGACTACTGTTCTTCAAGTCCGCTGTGTCCGTGACAACGGCCTGCGGCTTTACGAGGCCACGGACGGGTTCTACACAACCTATGCGCTCTCTCCATGGATAGCGATAGATGCACTGTGGGCGTGGCGAAAAATGACCGTGTATTACAAGTGGGATTCTGAGCTGTCAATTAGCGCTACCCGTTGAATTAACAAAAGGAGAAATTCTCAGGTGAACAACCAAAAGGAGAAGAAAATGATAGAGGAACTAGGTGGAATTTGTGAAGAAGCTAAAAAGCTTATAACAAAAGACAGGCATGATGTGTACGGAGACCCAAAATACGACTTCCAACGTACAGTAGATCTCTTCCGTATTGTCTCAGGACACACTTTAACAGCCGCAGAAGGTGCCTTATTCATGATGTGTGTTAAGTTAAGCAGGGAGACAGCAGTACACAGTCAAGACAACCTAATTGACCTTTGTGGCTACGCAGATATACTAAACTACATACTGCGTAGTAATCCATCTGTACTATATACTGGCAACATTAAATGAGTAAAAGAAGGAGTAAAAGAATGAGGAGTTACAAAGCTAAGTTAAGTAACTTAGAGATACGAGTATCAAGAGCCATCTATGGGCTCAACGGCTATAAAGTGTATGTTACAGCCACTTATGAGTGTGTACACACCTCTGATGGACAGGAAACAACTAGGGAGATACAAACAAAAGTTAATAAGTACTACAACACGTATCAGGAAGCACTAACTGAGGTAGAAACCTTCACAAAAAGGATATCAGAAAAGATGACCTTAAGCACAACCTCAGAGGAGGAAAAAGATGAGTGAGAAAAAGCAGAATTGGGAGTACGTCCCACGTTTGAGCGTTGAAATCAGGGAGGATCAGCTGCAATCTATGCAGAAACTAATCCCTTTTGGTTTCCGAAAACTGCTGTTCCAACGACTTATTGACGATGTTCTAAAGGTCACGGAGGACCACGGACAAGTTGGTCTATCCGCAATCTGTACGGGAGCAATCGGAGTTGGTTACAACAAACTACAAGAGTACATAGAAAAGAGCTCAGCGAAAAAGGAGAAGAAAGATGACCAGTGAAGAACTTCAAATGGTCGAGGATCAGGTACGCTTCAGCTGTGAACAAATACTAAAGAGTGTCGGACTTGGTTATCTTGGCCGCGACATCGCTTATGATGTTAGCTTAGCTCTTAAGAAACTTAAGGAGAAAGATGATGGACCTAAACGAAATGCAGACACCAATCTCGGAGATGTCGGACGAGGAACTAACTCGGAAGATAGCCGAGATCAGAAAATCCCGCAGGGACAACCCAACCTACAGGGAAAAGAAAAAATCCACTACCCGAAAGGCAAAGACAAAGAGAGCAGTAAGTGATTTG